TGATGTGTAGAACCTCACCGGTTGTTAGAACCGCACCGTTCTGGATAACGTACTCAACTTCGCGGGTTTCGTAGTTGCGCCGCACCTCAACACGTGTCGGGTCGAGAACGGTCAAGGCAATGACCTCACCGTTGCCGTTCCTGAAGATGCGCACAAAGATGTTGCCGTCAAGGAGTAACGAAACCATCGCTTGTTGCAAGTGGTCTTCGCGTGACACACCAAGGTCGGGGTTATCAAGCCAAGACGGTTTCGGTCGGTACGGTAACCGTTCTCCACCGTCACGGTAATATGTGTCAGCGGGTAGTGTGGAGATAGTGTCGGCAAGCAAACGGACGCACGCGTAAACGGCACCGATCTTCAGTGATGTGTCCTGTGTGATGACGGTACCGGAGTACGTTGTTTGCATCAGGTCGGAGCCGGAACCGAAAATGGTTTGGAAACTAATCGCACGCTTCTCGAAGAGGTTACGCAGCATTAGACTTCTCCAACGTTATCCCAACCAACGCGAGTGCAAGTCCACCAACAATGAACCCGGCCACTGGACTAAACAACGCAGCACCAGCAACGATAGCCACCAACCCTAAAACTTGCAGAACCATCGCAACCATCATGCTCCCTATGTTGTAAAGAATCCCGGCATCGCCAGTTCTGCCACCTGCTCACGTCTAGCGGTCGCACGATCAAACGCAATAACCGCAGCAACCGCAGCGTCAATCCTTCTTGACGACCCGCGATGTTCTTTCACGATACGCGGCCCAAGCCGGTCAACCTTAACCGCACAGTTACTCATGTGTCGCAGCAACGTCGGGTCACCGTCATGAGTCAAGCCTTGACTGGTTACCGCGTCATAAAACTTCGCGGTCGCTGGGACCATCCGCGACGGTGACGAGGACGGGTACTCCGTAATCGGAACACCCTGATCAGCCAACGCCTCCATGCTCCTTTGCCACCGGAACGGGTCGCACGCAACTTCGAGGACGTTCCACTCAAGTTGTGTCGCACGGATACGTTCCTCCACTTCACTTATGGGCACACGCCAATCAGCGGGGTCGGTTGGTGACTTCTCCCAAACGTCAATCAACCACACGTGCGGTTCCGGTTCAACGGTGCAACCAACAATCACGGTGGCGTCCCCGTTAAACGAACCATCAAACCCAATCACTACCGGTGTGTCACGGTCAACAACCCGCGATGACGTAAGGTTCTCAAACGCGGCAGCCGGCAACCATGCACGTTGCGACGCCACCCACGTGTTCATCCTTTTAATACGGAACTCGTTCTCCGGTGTGCGCTTCACCGCCGACTCAAAATCTTCCGTGTCCTGCAGGTCACCGAACCCGGGGTTAGCGGCTGGCCACGCTTTCGGGTCACGGTGGTCTGCGGTGTCCTCACCCTTCCACCAAGCCATGAAGAACGAGTCGTCAACAATTTCTTTCGACGCAACCCGTTGCCCGTACTGGTACAACCGGTACGCAACACTATCCAAACCAGTTGTGTCGGTGCGAACACCCGCTGTGGTCACGGCAATAGTCATAGAATCTTTCCGTGCCGCTTGCGCCAACGACATCACGTTCCACAAGTCATCATTCGGTGCCGAGTGGAGTTCGTCATAAATAACCAGTGTCGGTGACAAACCTTCTTTAGTGAACGCCTCCGACGACAAAACCCGGTACACCGAACCGGTGGCAACCAGTTCAATCGCGTCACGGTACACCGTCAACATGCGTGACAGTTCCGGGTTCATCTCCACCATGCGTTTAGCGGAACCGAAAACGATGCGGGCCTGATCCCGGTCGGCGGCGCAAGAATAAACCTCGGCACCTATCGGCCCCATCAACAAACCGTGCAACGCGATACCCGAACCGAGAACACTCTTACCGTTCTTACGCGCCATACCTATCAGCGCGGTCCGGTGCCGCAACCTACCATCAGGGCGACGCGCAAACAAAGACGCAAGTAACGAGTGCTGCCAGTCACGCAAGTTCAACGGTTCGCCGGCGTGACCGCCAACAGAATCCTTCACCTGCAAGCACAGGCGCTCGATAAACTCACTGACCTCTGGTCCGTCACCGCGTCTAAGGTCAGCGGCAGGGACACGGGTTAGGATCGCAGGTGGCCACGGTTTCATCCGCTTTGGCGTCGCGCTTTCAACTCGTCGACAACGGACTGTGACCGCACCTCGCCGAACCCTAACTTTGATCGGTCGGCAGGCGTGAAGCCCAGTAGAGTATAAATTGAAAGGATGAAAGTATCTATACTCCGCAAGGCAACACGGTCTCGCCAGTCTTTATTCTGTAGTGCGTGGAACCGTAAGTTAAGTCTTTCATCTTCTGACTCGCAAAGTATCTGAATGATCTGGATGTCGGTTGTGCCGTTGATCCAGTAGGCGCCTGATTGCCAAATCCGGTTCCAAGTTTCTAATCCTTTTTCACCTAAAACCCTTAACGGTTCCGGTGTTTGTGTAACTGGTTCGGAAATGATAATTGGTTCAGGCAATTTTAGTTTGCTGGGATTACCTAAACGCCTATGCCGTTCCACTGGTTTCGCAGGATTGCCCACAACGTTACTCCTTAATTAAATCAAACAGTTCAGCGCGTGCACGATAATCTTCCTTGAACCGTCCACGCATAACACTCGTATGCATGTTTGATGGTGTGCGAATACCTCTCATAGTCATGCAAAGATGCTCACCCTTTATGATAACGGCAATGTCTGGAGATTGTGTTGCATCTTGTACTCTGTCCGCGATCTGTTGCGTCATACGTTCTTGAACTTGTAACCTGTGCGCCGCCTCATGCGCTATGCGCCCAAACTTTGACAAACCAAGCACGCACTCTGTTGGAATATACGCAACGGCAACAGTCGCCGAGAATGGTAGTAAGTGATGCTCACATAGCGACCAAACCTCAATACCTGTCACAGCAACAATTTCATCACAGTTACCGATATTGAAAGACCTCTCAATGGTGCCCGGTTCGTAGTCGATGAACTCGGCCCACCATTTAGCGAACCTTTTAGGTGTATCCACTACGCCTTCACGTTCCGGGTCTTCACCTATTGCCGCAAGCAACTCACGACCTATGCGTTCAATCGCTGACTTGTTAACCGTCATACGCCGCGCCTTACATCCCACGCCAGAACATGCAACCTTGATGATAGATTCCAACCTCGAGCGACAACCGCGTCAGCCAAATTTACCAAATTATTTAAGTGCGTTACACGATCCGCACCCTCTGGCATGATCCACACGTTAGGCAAAGCAAGTGCAGTTACTTCGTCAAGGTCCGCGATAGAACTTGCAACAAACTTGAATACTGCTTTGCCTGTGTCCGCATAGGCTTGTAAAACGTCTGGCTTGATTCGCATTCTTAATCTGTCGCCACTATTTGACAATTTAGGTGAGACCACAAACAAGTCAACCGCATCCACTGTTTCTTGCTTTGGCTTAATTGTACCGTTGGTTTCAACATCAATCTTGTAAAGATTAGATTCCAATACAGGGAAATCATCTTGTTGCATCATTGGTTCACCACCAGTGATGATTACGCGTTCAACGTTCATATCTTTCAATCGCCCGCGAACACCAACAGGGTTCATCTCCGACGATTCTGCGTCTTTATCAAACACAGACCAATCCCAAGAGTAGCGAGTATCGCACCAAGAGCATGAAAGATTACAGTCAGCCAACCTCAGGAAACCAACCAACTCACCAGCGTGCGGTCCTTCTCCTTGTATGGTGGGCCCAAATATCTCAACAACTCTCATGGCACTCTCCGCAGTTCCGCCCACGTTGACGGTGTTTCTGAAACACGTACAGCCACCAGTTCAGGAATCGTAGGCATGAAATAATTAAGCAGGAACGCGCACATATTCTCTGCCGTGGGATTACACGGCAGAAAATCGTTAAGGTGTCGATGATCGAATGTGTCATCAAGGAATTGTTTAACTTCTTTCAAGTCTCCGTAGTCCCGAACGAACCCAATCTCATCCACACCCTTAGACGCCAACACAACCTCAACCAAATAATTGTGCCCGTGCATTCTGCCACACTGATGTCCTTCAGGTAAGCCCTCAAGTACGTGTGACGCACTAAAGTGGAATTGCTTACGTATCTCAAACATTCGCAGTCCTTTTCGATAATGTGGACGTGAACTCGTCATCCTCTGACACGGAAACTTCATAAACCAACAACTTGTTCCGTTCAACCATGTTCTGCCAAAGATCACGCGCAAGATGCTCACATGAGTTGTTGCCAAACTCGCGCATGTCTCCACTAGCCAGTGGGTAAGTCATTACCCACTGAAGAATTAAGTCCCGCAGGTCGTGATACTCCACTTGCCGATCATCGTGAGTAACAACAACAGTCACGGTGCAGGTAAACAAATGTCTGTGAGTGTGACTTAGGTATTCACGTTCACCCGTTGCACCACTCCAACTATGAATACCGGGGCACGTGAACTTCGCAGTCACGTAACTATGTGGCACGCGTGCGTATCCTGTTTGAGTGCGTCTACGGTGTGTTGCGCGAACACTACTTGCGAAGAAAGCATAGATGTTATCTTTAAGTAATCCGGGTCCGTGTCCTTGTCGTACCACATGTCGGACGGAAACAAACCTTGTTTCTTTATCATTGTATTACTCCTCCAACCCTTAAACCATCTACGTCCAGCCAACCAACTAGATGAGTCGGCGGACCCTCGCATGGGACATCCTAACCAATACTCATTGGGAGTAACGCCTAGCAGGTGCGTCCATAAATAAGGGTAGGTCATTGCCCTAGTGGCAGCGGTGTGTAATAGGCGTTGCCGCACGGGTGGAGATGCCTTCACAAGATTACCGAAACAAATTCGATCGTAGTTAGTTGCTAGTTTATCGTAATAATCCCAGCCGTCAGTGAATGGGTGATAAACTGGCATTGGTACCACACCGGTATCGCGCTCTATCATTGCACGCGTTTCAGGTTTCACACTTGGGCCACCAAGGTCTAATTCGATTACTCCCCACAACGATGTCGCGTATTCAGTTGCCAATTCATAATACTTGTCACGCAATTCGTTGAATCCGTTGACTTCGGTAGGATGCAACTTCAAAGCCTCATCCATCGAAATGCCGTGTTGTTTAGCGTGATCCATTGCAAGATTATAGATACCGGAATCTAGTAACACGTTACGTGTCGCGCATAGTTCACGTAACTGTCGTCTATGTAGTTCCGTCTTTATTTCGTTGACTGCAACCAACACGTTCATGTGCGTTGCCCGCAACAGTATTTGTGCGTTGGTGGCAATAAAGTACAACGGACTTGCAGTCCTGTCGTACGCGCCGCCGCTTGTTGTTTTAACTCCTATTGGCAGTGACATCATTGTAGTTTCTTTACAGTATCAGCGCCAAACGCTGATGCGTGCTTATCTAATAGATGCCCAGCCAAATATAAATTAGGTTGAACAAACAAAACTTTGTTTATCCGAGCGGCGTCCGTTGTTGTGTAGTATGGATCTGGATACGGTGCGAAACAAATATCATCACGCAAATAAGGCACCCACTTAAGCCATTCGTCGTGTAACTTAGCGACCACTAAAATATGTTCACTTAATGCCCAGACATCGCCGGCCGCGGTTTCATGTTCAGGTTCATCTACTGACACGTCAACAAGTTTTAACAACTCACCAGCATCTAGCGCACGCGGTGCATCTTCCACATCATCTACACGTGCGCCATCGTCAGACTTATCCAGTAATTGAAGTATATCCGCGTCAGTGTATCCAGTGCCCTCTAACAGTGGGACCGACTGCAATAACGACAACAACGCAACGTCATCATACGTACCAAGGTCGGTTGTCCTGTTGTCAGCCAACGCGTAAGCAAGTGAAGTATCTTTGTCATCGTTGACAAAAATTGCAGCGATCTCAGTCCAGCCGAGAGACACGGCGGCCGCCAACGTGTGATTTCCTGCCACAACTACTCTGTCAGACTCCCGCACCACTATGGGTTTACGTTGCCCGAATCTACTCAACGATGCCGCTACCGCAGCGACGTCACCCTTTCTAGGGTTACCCTCGAGCGGAGTCAAAGAATCCACTGGCTGCGCAAAAGAAAGCAGATCAGAAACTATCATAAGTACCACCAACCTAGTCGCAGGAGTGTATCCTCGGTACATGAGAATTGTTTTTGTGAAAAGTTGTCAACCCCGCCGATGTGTCACCCGC